CCCCTCCATCTATAGCATTCACGCTCTTGCTTACAGTAAAATTTGTTTCTTCATATGGTATTCCTGATATTATTATTTCACTATCGGAAGGCACAGATACGACAACATAATTAGTTGTTGCTTGTACAATGGTTCCTGTTGATGCTGTTATAGTATCTGCTTTAAATGGTCCATCAAAGGTGATTTTATGTTCTCCAGCTGTCATTGTATCGTTATATATTTCTTGACTTTCAGCAGCTAAAGAATATTTGGAACATTCAATTGTAATCTTTGAAACATAATCATCCAAAGCTACGGAAGTATTTCCATTAATTTTTCTATCTGGTCCTACAGTATTTTTTATATCTCTGCTAGCTTTATATATTCGGATAATATCGCTCCTGGAATCATCAACTACTGCATCACAAACGAAAGCAACTATTTGCAAAGCACTACGTCTTGTTTGTGCCGCAAGATATCCAGTCAAAGGAATATTTGCTACTTCTGAGGACACTTCATATTTCAATCCCGTAGGCATGATGATTGAGTCTATAATGGTTCCGGCTAACACATTGTTGTAAATATCACCATCTTCAAAATCAAACATGTCTAATACTCCGACTGAGTCTTTTAAAGTAAATGATGCAACGTTGCTCTTAAAACTAAAAGTATCAATAAAAAATGAACCCATTGGGACATCTACTCCATCTATTGTTTCAGTAATAGTTACGGGTTGATTTTTCTGTACAGACTGCCAAGCACCATAAGGTGAACTGATATTAAAATCTTCTGCCGCATCTATTATATCTAATGCGGCTGTATTAATTGACACCTGAGCTCCTGTCACATCAAGTTCTTCTGTTACTTTTCCCGTCTTGATCACGTCCCCTATCCATGATATGTACTTACCATACAAAATATACTGTAGCTGAATATATTCTCCTGGAAGGTTGGTTTTTTCAAATTCAATTACTAGCTTGTTATAGTTCTTAACTTGCTGCGAGCAAAAATAAATTAATGAATCAGGATAAAATCTTTTGGATATTAATTTAACCGAACCATCATACCAATAGACATATACTTGTGCTGGATAAACAGAATTAAAATATAATGTCAATCCTGAGCTTGTATGATAATCATCAAAATTAATAGTAATGGTTGGATTATTAGTAAATAAGCAATCATCACCTGATTTACCACTACTCCAAAATCCTATATCAGTTGGCGTATCAGATATGATGCTTCTGCTTCCGTCCAACACAAATTGATTTTTCCCCAGAAAAGAATATATCTCATCATGAGTAACATAATCTTCTTCCTTAAATAAAGATATATTCTCAAAAGATTGACCAGAACTTGTAGACACTACTGAATCTGCCAGCGCATCCACATCTATAAACTTCATTTCAGCTTTACATGAAGTAACACTCATAACAATCTCCTATGCTCTCTTTGTTGGATTCTGGCTTGTCATTTTCCAAGTAAGTGATCGAAACTTAACGCCTTCATTTAAAACCTTAAATACTTCATCAGATATACTTGAAAAATATCCAGTAAAAGTGAATTTATTCATTCCATTAGGTAGCACTACTGTATGCATCCTTGGGTTGACTTGGGTAATATGTTCAAAGAGCTGGTCGTATAGAGTTTCATTATCAATTAATCCTATTTGAACTGTATAGTTATAATAAACACCTATTGTTTCCATGACTACAGTTCCTGTTTCATTTCTCTCAGCAAACTTTTCCAAAAAATCAGCATTCCTCTTAATTGACACAAAAGGAATATCATAAAATGTATTATCAATATATATGCCTTGTGTATAACCATTAGATGTCATACCTTACCTCCTAATTTGATGCCATACTTACACCTATTCTTGATTTTTCATTCTGTATAATAGGATATGCTATACGTCCAAATTCACTGCCATCTATTTCCAATACAGCTGTACCTGAACCTATTCCTCCAATAGCATCCACTATCTTGTCTGCTAAATCATTCATCCAGCCTGTATTGTTCTCAAGTGGTAATACTGCCTCTCTACCAGCCTCACCAATCTGGGCCAATGTAGCGCCTGTAGTAATACCACCTGTAGCAAGTCTAGGTAGTGATACTGTGGCAATTTTTGGAATATTGAAACCAAATGTTTTGCCACCGAACTCTGGCACCCAATCCGGGATATCAAAACTAAGACCGTTCATAGCATCAATGATTGTATTGATACCATTTACTACACCATTTGCCATGGTTTCAATACCGCCCAGGATAGAATTAATAACACCCTTAATTGTGTTCCAGATTCCATTGAATATATTTGTCGTAACTGTTTTTAAACCAGTCCACACATTAGTCCATACAGTTTTAATAGTATTTAGTGCAGTCTGGATGCCTGTTTTAATTCCGGTGATAACAGTTGTGATAACTGTTTTAATGCCATTCCATATTGTTGTTACTACGGTTTTAATAGCTGTAAACACCGTGGTAACAATTGTCTCTATTAATTGGAAATATAGGTTAAATAGGGCTACTATTGCTAAGAATATGGTTGTGAAGAATACAACTATACCATTCCATATAATTTGTATTACATTCCAGATAGCATCTAGAGCACTTGTAACACCCGCTACAATTGAGTTCCATACTTCGGATATAAATGCCCCTAGTTCAGCCATTTTCCCTTTAAATGCCTCTACCACTGCATCCCAGCTACCAAAATGATTGATTAACAATACTATTCCAGCTATTACCGCTGCTATAGCCGCAGTAATAAGAATTAAAGGTATATTTAGAGCTGCCATTGCTGCTGCTAATACACTTGTAATTGCTGCACTCGCTCCTGTTACTACCTGGTATATAGCTTGTATACCATTCCAAATTCCGATAGCTGTATTCACTATAGTAATTGCCGCCGCAATTGAACCAATAATAATGGCTATATTCTGTAGCATTTCTGAATGTTCTGAAATCCAATCACCTATAGAACTGAGGGCGTTAGCTACACCCTCAAGCACTTCTACAATTACACCGCCCGTCCATTCGGCTACAGGCTGTAAGAAGTTATCCCACAGCATTTGTGCTAGTGGTACGACCACATCAAGCACACCACTGAATACATCAAACGCACCAGAAATTACATCAATACCGGCTGGAATAGCACCCTCTATAAGCCATTTCCCTAGTGGCAACAAGATTTCTGTCCATACCCACGCTAGAGCATCACCTATCTTCGTAAACACAGGCTCTAATGATTCTAAAGCACCTCTGATAGCCTCTAAAATAGGATAGAAATCCAAATTCTTAGCCCACTCTGCTGTAGCCCATGTTATTTCGTGAATAGTCCACAAAACGATATTCATTAAATCGAATATGTTTTGAATAATCGCCGTACCTACTCCGGCTGTTTGCCATGCCGTGGTGAGTGATGTAGCTAGGCCGCCTATAATCTGTCCGATATTACCGATGATGAGGTATATGTTCTTAAGGAACTGCTCACCGGTTCCGTTGGTCCATACTTCTAGAAAACTTTGTCCTATAGCCTCAGCTAACCCCTTAATGCTTTCTAGAGCGTATTTCCATGAATCAACGACATACCAACCTAGCGTATCCCATGAGTCCTTAAATGGTCTAAAGAAATCCGCTAGCCACCCAGACGCCATATCAATAATAGGCTCTGTAGACTCTAAATCCTCTGCTACTATCTCTGAGGCAGCACCACCGCCACCACCAGAGCCACTATCAGAACCACTACCGCTCTTTTGCTGCAAGACATTTAAATCATCAAATCCAGCAAGAGCACCCTTAGCAGCCTTGCCAGCCTTTGTAGCAGCGTTGCCCGCATCAGAGGCGTTATCTGCCATATCCTCGTAGCCTCCAGCTGCATTCTCAGCAGATTCAGCCACGCCGAATGTCTGTCCTTTTATGCCAAACAGTTTACTCATAACGGAGCCTACAGCATTGGCAAATGTAATAAGGGCTGAAACAATAGAATTAAGTACTCTGATAACAGGTGTAAGAACTGTTACAAGTCCATTACCTATAACTGTCATAAACTCTTTCCATTGTTCGCTTAATATACGTGTCTGGTTAGCCCATGAGTTTTGTGTATCAATGAAATCATCACCGATAAATGCAGTTTGGGCCATTACATAGTTATATCTGAGCTGAACTTTTTCAGCCTGTGACATAGCACTGTAAGCTTTAGTGATGCCTTGCTCCATTGCAAACTGTTTAAGGTTTACCTCTGTCATTACGATACCGTACTGTTTGAGGGTTTCAGTTTCACCTGTATATACAGATTTAAGGGCGATTGATACAAGGTCTTGAGACTTGTTGTAGAACGAGCTCATGTTACCTGTGAGCTTTGTAAGCTCTATAGCCATATCAGCCGCCTCTTGCTGAGCTACGCCCATGGATTTTCCCATGCTCATGAATGTAGAGCCTGTCTGATAAGCTGTTAATCTGCTCATGCCCAATGTCTTAATTGATTCATTAGCCAGGGCATCCATTTGACCTCTTAAACTGCCAAATGATTTATTAACAACGTTGTCTACTTCCGCTAAATCAGAGCTTAGATTAATACACTCTTTTCCAAACTTAACTAAAGCGGCAACACCAAACGCCAATCCCACTGCTCCGGCTATAGACTTTAACCCTGACATAATTTGACTCATGCCCGAATTAAAACCCGTTGTGTCTAGCTTAGTATTGATTCTTACTACTCCGTTTGATGCTGCCATTTCCTTACTCCTTTATGAGATTTTGTTTTTTAAGCTCAGCCATCATCAAATCATATTTGTCGATGGCATCATTTTCCTCTTTGGTGAGTTTCTTCTTAGGTTGCTCCAGATCATAAACCTCATGGCCTTTCTTGATTGCCTCTTTTTCCTCAGTACTTGCACCTTTTCTAGGTTTTTTAGTGCGGATTTCAATTACTTGCATAAAGGATGAGTCCTCATGTGGTAGGTTCCACAATAACCAACAGAATTTCCAATAGTGCATATCAGCTGTTTCTAGGTCTATTCCATAGAACCGTAAAAAATCTGCGTATATTCGCCCCTGGTCTATGTCATAATCCATTAGCTTGCGCTGGTCCTCATTACCTCTAGTATTATCATGAGACCAGCCTGTTAAGAACCAATTCAAGCACTCCTGTAGTTCCTCAGCTGATTCAGGGAACTCTCTAACTGAGCCATCCTCGTTTCCGAATAATAAACCTATTAGAATATTGGCTCTCATATTGTCTGTAATAGCTTTGTCCTCGAATAATAGAACCAGCTGCACTCCAATATGAAAGCCTGTGTTAATACTGTATCCGTTCCATTCAGTAGGTAAGGCTTGATACAATACATTGTTCATGCTTATCTACCTTTAGTTACTGAGTAGTTCTTTACGGAATCCTTGTAGTATTCCTGTATTACAGGCATTACACCTGTGTAAAAGTTCTGGAACAATCTTATGTTAGGGCTAAAGTTTGGATTTACTTCGTAGTTCTCAGCAAAGAGCTTTCTTGTAAATCCCTCTCCGAATAACTCATCTGTCATTCTTGAGATTTCCTTGGTAGCCTCCATATTGATATCTAATATCTTTTTAGCTGTCTTGGTATCTAAGCCGTCTTTAGCTTCTTTGAGTTCAAGATTTTTTACCTCTCTTTTCACCTTTTCTACTAAAGCACCTAAATCCTCATATAAGCTCATGAATCTGACAAAGTATGTATCATCAGCCGTGTTAAGCTCGATTGTTACAAGCTCCTTGCCTTCCTCATTCTGAATATCAATAGTTTCAATGTTTGATTTTAAATTAATTACTTTTGCCATGTGTTTTAACATCCTTTCCCAAATGGGGTACCAGGGAAAAGTAAGTACCCCATTATGCTAAACAGTTAATAGTAACTGAAAGCCTCTAGCTTTCTTCTGTATCGCTGCTTTCCTCATCGTTACCAGCATCCTGTGCTGGAGCATTAGGGTGTATCAGCTTCGAATGTGTATGTACCACCAGTACCAATTGTGATAGTACCCTTTACTACATCACCGTTACCGTTAATCTGAATAGCAGACTTTAGAATGTCTCCGCCAGCACCACCTGTTGTAGATGGACAAACGATAACAGGCAACTTGATTGCCTTGAATGATGTTGTTGAGCCGCTTACAGCATCTGTCTTGTAGAATCTGTAATAATCAGTTTCACAAGCCGTGCCTGTTGGCAGTGTCTTGAACAGATCATCAATAACTGTCTGCACCTCATCAGAGATGTACTCTCTTTCTGCCTCTAATGAGAACTCATACCCCTTAACAGTTGAGGTCTTGTTCTTCATGTTGACATACTGTGTAGACTCAACATCTGGGCCCCAATCCTCATTTAGCTCTGTAAAACCATCGCCCAACTCCTTAAGGTTTGCAGTTGCCCCACCGTTAAGAGAGCCAATATCGAGAATTGAAACCATATTAGTTCTATCCTGAGCCATAATTCCTTTACCTCCTTATTGAACTTTATAGAAAAACTCAACTTGCATTTCACAAGTGTATTGCTCAAAACCGCTTTCATTCACTTCTAACTGGTATACAGGAGATACCTTGGTGAATGCTTGTACATTAATATGCTCATCGTTCTTGAGCACTCCGGTATAGCCTTTTAAGTAGGTAGCCAATTCATCAACTACCTGTTGAGCTGATATCCTAGCTTTGTTGTTACCAGGATTACACTTATAGACCACCCTAAATGGAAATAAGCCTATATAGTTACCGCTAATGTACCTTGCTTTATAGATAGCCCCTTGCATAGCAAAGAGCCCTATTCCTGTTTCTTTGGTGATGCTGCCCCACTGTACCGTAGTGCTAGAGCTCTTAAAAGGTATCTCTGCCCACGTTGCTACCAAACGAGTGATAGCCTCTGATATGTTGGTGGCATCAACATCTGATAATTTTTCATATTCAGCCATTATTTACCTCCAACCTCTAAATGTGGTATCAGCTCATATTTATCAGTGTTGGTTATCATGTAAACACCATCGTAGTTATCTTTCATGTGCTGAAAGAAATCCGCTGTTATCTGTACATCTGACACATCGCCTACTACAAAGAAATCCCTCTCCTGGCAGAGAGTAAACGCTGTAGATTTATCTGCCAGCGCATCCCATGCTTTCGGCTCAAGATACGGCTTGTCAAGATTGTCTGTGCGGATATGTAGCTTTGCGCTATCCGCTGCATCTATGCCGCTCTTTGCTATGTTTCTGCCTCGTGTTTCCAATAGCCTTACATTTTCTAAAACTG